AAGTCAGCGATTATTTGTTAAACCAGAAGAGAAGTGAAAGAATTAATTAAGAAAGCGGCAGGCTCTGACATAGACATCTGCCTACTCCAACGCTTGACTTTAAATACACTACTAGCAGAATGTCTGAATTAACAACACAACACACCTGTGCCGTGCATGACGTGCTTATGGGCAGCCTACAGGACCAAATAAATAGTATCGAGAAAGGTCAGAAGGAAGTTAAAGACCTTATAGTTCTTTCTCACAAAGAAGCGCAAGCCACATCCGAAAATAGTAGAATGTCAATAGAAGTTTCTGCTGAGAAGAATGCGGCGGCGATCAATCGTTTATCCGATAGACTTGATGAAGAAATAACTAAGTTCTATGAACGAGATCGAGAATATATTTTAGCTTTGAATGATCTTAAAATTGAAACTAACAATTCCTTAAGCGCACTTAAAGCAAAGCATATGGCTCTGACCGTTGGTGGCATTGCTGTTACCGGTACTGTTACTTTTCTTTTAAATTTTTTTAGAATAGCAAATCAACTCATTGAAATTGCTCCAGCAGCACATTAGCTTATGCCTGGAATTATAAATATATTATCTAGCTTGTTATCTCCAGAAGAAGCGCAAGCACTCATGCTGGGTCCAGATGCTGAGCAGGCTGACCTTGAAGCGTTAGAACGTGCAAAGGCTGAAGGCTTAGCACCCATTCGAACAGCACCATATGCTTCTGGTAATTGGTATGAAGAAGGTGGGCGTCCTATTTTTGAAATCGATGATAGGAATGCAAAACTTATTTTTGAGCCCGGCAAGCGTGGTGACTTAGGAACAATCGATACTGTTCTAGATCATCCTGAGCTATTTAAAAACTATCCTTCTATAAAAGATGTAAAGGTTGTACGCGGAATGCCGAAGGAAGCTCCGCAGAGTTCTACAGCGATGTACATCCCTGAAGATAGAACAGTTTATTTTAGTCCTCAATTTAATAGGGACGAAGCAAAGTCTGTTCTGATTCATGAACTGCAGCATGCCGTCGATGAAGATCGAGACACTGACATTTATTATGGACCTGGGATTTTCGATACGTCTTATCGATTAGGCGATGAGCCAACACTAGACGCGATAAACAGATCAGGGTTTGAAAAATATTTATTATATCCTACAGAACAAAGAGCATATACATCTGAAAATAGATTAAACGCAGCGGAGGCTGGTCTTCCAATGCCTACGAACTATTTACAGTATGATCAGTATGTAAAATAAAATGGACACTAGCCCAGATAAAAAATTTAATATGAAATTATTTTTAGGCACTATAACATTTATGGTTGGTTCCATCATCGGCTATTTAACTTTTGATGGTATCATTGATCAAGCTACATTTGCATACTGGTGCAACATTCTTTTCTAATTTCGAAGCAAACAAATAAACATTATGGCTAAAATGACAAAAGAGTCATATGTCCATTCGTACCAAGGAGGTACTCATGGCCAAGATGACTAAAGCTCGCAGGGCAGAAATGCTTCTAGAGCAAATGAAAGATCTGAATTATAATCCTCTTGACCAGCTTATCCAGTTGGCCAAGCATAGTCAGGTTGATGCTAAAACTAAAGTTCGTATTGCTACTGAACTTATGCAGTACATGTATCCAAAACAAAAGGCTGTTGAGATTGACCACAATCAAGGCCAAGCTGTCACATTCAATTTTGATTTAAGCGGCGCTGAGCCTACTGGTTCTGTTGTGCCAGACGTAGACTATTCAAAGGATGCGTAATGACAACGCCATTGGTTCCTAAATTTGAACAGTTCGGAATAGGAGCATTGTCTCCCACCGCTGAGCGCTATGCCCCTCGGTTGGGTATGCCGTCTATAGAATCTTTAGTGTCTGATATAGACGCGTATACTAAAGACACCGGCTATAGTCGTCGTAAAGACGGCACTAGTAAAGGTGCTGGGTACTATGGTGAACTTGCCAGACCAGATGGTGGAGTATCGACTGAGCTTTCTATCGGAGTGTTAATCAATGGTAAAGAAACAGAACTACCTCTTCTTGTTCCTACGCTCACGAAGGATGAAATTAACCACGCGCTTGCTGGAAAGGCTCCTACTACTGCAATGGTTAACAAAGCTGTTGATCATGCGAAACAACGGTGGGACTCTGGAAAATCTCAGTGGGCTGAGCCGAAAGATAGGCTAATCGCTCGGCCTAATGCTGTGGGACTTCCTGGTCCGAATGTTGATTTAGGCCTTCGTGAAGGTATCGCGTCTTTAGAGTCTAGAGGGTCTGGCGATTATAAAGCTAGAGCCAAAGGATCTAGTTTCTTAGGGCGGTATCAACTTGGTACGCAGCAGCTTAAACAGATTGGTTATAAAAATGCTGATGGTTCTTGGACTGGAAAGAATGGAATTAATTCCGCAAAAGATTTTTTAAATTCTCCTGATGTTCAAGACAGAGCTTATGCTGAATCTATTTCTGAATTTGATCGGCAACTGCAGGTTCGTGGTACATACAAATATGTAGGTAAAACTGTGAATACTGCACTGGGTAAAATTGAATTAACACCAGAACGTATTTTGGCGGCAGCGCATAACGCTGGTGCTAAAGGTGTACATGATTGGTTGTCTGGAAAGACTAAAGAGCCTAGAGATAAATTAGGTACTCCAGCTTCTAAGTTCATGTTGATCGTAAAATAAATTTTAAAGGTACTAAATAATGACAGGTTATACAATTGATGAAGCTGGGAAATATATCCAGTGTTTTGCGCGGAATAAAATTTTTGCTCTTGTTCAAGGTACTGGGTCTATGACTTTGACCGTTCAGTACAAACGAACAGTTGATAGCGATACTGATGCAGACAACTTTATTTCTCTGCCAACCTCGATTACCGCTGAGGGTATTTATTCTGTGGAGTTACCAAGCGAAGGTTGTGATGTTCGATTGATATGTTCAACTGGAAATTATACTTCCGGTTCTTTTGTTGTGGGTTTTGATGAATAATATTAAACTTGTATTATCCACGAATGGCAAGTCAGTGGGGGTGATGTAGCATGGCTGACATCTATGTTGATACAAACGCCGCTGGCGGCGGAGACGGGTCCATAGAAAGCCCGTACAACGTTTGGGATAACGCTTACATCGCTGATGGTAACAATGTATATGTCAAACGGGGGTCTACTCTGGGGGCATTGTCTTTGCCCGGTTTGGCCGGTGGTTCCGAGTGTACGCTGACTAATTATGGAACTGGCCCACTCCCAATAATTGATGGTGGTGCTGCTGCTGAGGCGTTAACACTAAGTGGTACTCAAGATATACTTATTGACGGTTTTACTGTAACGAATGCGACTACAAGGACAGTTAGAATAATATCTTCTTCGCACGGCGCGACAGTAAGGAATTTGTTTGTTTCTGGTGGCAATGATGCAATAGTTGTCAATTCAGGTGATAATGTTACTATTGATAGTTGTGACTGTTCTGGTTTTGTGCGTTATGGTATTTTGGTTCAGTCTTTCGGTGCGACCGATGTAGTTGAGTCTTGTAATGTCACAGATTGTACTACAACCGGAGGCCAATATGGTGTGGTTGGTTTTACATCAAAAAGCATTTCTATTTCTGGGTGCGATTGCTCCGGTGGATCTGCAATAGGTGTTTATGTAACACAATCCAATGGGACAGTAACGGTGTCTGATTGTTCATCTAATAATGCTGTCGCGTTTTCTTTTGCCAATAATGACGGCGCAACTTTTTATATTACTGATCTTTCCGGGGTTGGAACTGGCGGGCAGCTTTTGAGGTTTTCCAACAATCTTAATATTGGTGTCGGATCATATATTGATGGCCTAATAGGAACCGGGTCGATTGGTATTCAGTCTGTTGATGGAATGACATTTAAAAACACTTATAATTCTGGTGGTATTGGGGTCAATGTCGCTTGGAGTAATTTGGTTTTTGAGGGTTGTAGCACATATAATTCAACGACTGATGGGTTTTCTTTTGTCGCTACGTCTGGGAATGTCGGCGGTGTTATACTTCGTCGGTGCAAGTCTTGGGGAAATGGTTCAGGGACTTTCCCCAATGAAACTGGTGATGGCATAACCGGACACCAATATTGCTATGATATAGTCGCCGAGGATTGCGAATTTTTCCAAAACAAAAATACCGGAGCAGCTTTTATATCTGACAGCACCGTGACGCTTCGCAGGTGTTTAATTTATGATAATGGAGTTGAGGATGCTGAGCGGGCTGGTGTTTATATTCCATTAAACACCGCTGGTAGCAGTGCAACAATTGAAGATTGTCTTATAGAAGACAACCACCCGTGTGAATTGTTGTTTGCAGGGACACCACTCACAGGAACTTTTACAGCCTCAAATAACGAATATTGGCATCGTAAAGATGATAACTTCGCAACAATAGATGGCGGTGTTACCTATATTGATTGGGACACATATAATGCGTTGGGGCTTGAAACGGGAAGCACGTTTGAACCCAACTTGCGGCCTATTCGCGCTTTGCCGATTAGGTTGCGTCCCGTGTCTCTCAATATCGTAAGGTTGCGGTCATGATGTCAGAAAACGTTACCGAAATTGACGGTTAATGCCCCATCTGCGGGCATACTGGAATCGTAGACTATGCAGTCTCAATATTTTAAAGCCGATAAGTGGCTTCGCGGATTCGTAGACTGTAAAGATAATTTATTTCCAGAAAGAACTTCAGATGTAGCATTGATCGTTGGTACTAGTGGTACTATGGAATATGATCTAAGACGATTTGATTCTTTCGGTATCGACGCTGATGTCTTTGCTGTTAATAAAGCTATTGCTCTTCTAGATAGAAAAATAGATCATTTCGTATCTATAGATATTAATAGCTTTTTAGATTATGAAGATTTATTATCTGAAGTTAAGGTTCACACTATAAATGAAAAGCATCACCATTTTGATTTTGTTGACTACTACTGGAATTTTGACAGTCGTCTTTTAAGGATGAGTGGATTATTCGCAGCAGCAATTGCAGTTGCTATGGGCTATAAGAAAATAATCATGGCCGGAGCAGGAATGGACACAACAGGTCATGCTGATGGCACATGCATGAACACTAATTATTATCCTGGCAGATGGAAAGCTCCGCATGCTCAAGCGTTTATAAAACATTGCGGTAAAAATATTAGATCTTTTTCTGGTTTAACTATGGATAGTTTCGGTATTCCGACTAAAGAATTTGTATTATCTGGAGACAATTGATAATGAATTTTCATGACCCCGAACAGGGTATATACGGGTATAAAGCAAATAATACTTTTGCTAAGATCCATCAGGATAAGAATCCGTACCTATTTGTTCGTGGACCATATGGATCTGGTAAGTCTACTGGTTGTGTTATGCACGTTGTGCTTAATGCAATGAAGCAGCACCCTGATCACAAAGGTGTGCGCAGATCTAGATACATGATCGTGCGCGCCACGTATCCATCTTTGAAAACAACTATTGTTAAAACATGGTTGGAATATTTTGGTGATTTTCTTAAGATTACATATGATACACCATTCAAAGGTTTACTTCAATTTAATCTTCCTGATGGGACATCTCTTCATATGGAACTTAACTTCTTAGCTGTTGGTTCAGAAGAAGACGTTGAGAAACTTAAGTCTTATGAGGTTACTGGCGTACATGTAAACGAGGCGAGCGAGATCGATCCACTTGTGTTTAGTACACTGAAAGGTCGGTTTGGTCGGTATCCTGCTGTAAGAGCTGGCGGCGGACCTGTAGATCCTTTTATTATTCTTGATTACAACTCTGTTGATACTGAGCATTGGCTGTACCATATTGCCGAAGTCACTCCGGAGATAGATGAATTTAATGAGTATGATGAAGATGGTAATTTAAAAGATCATTCTTTCTACTCTCAACCGCCCGCAATGCTCAAAGATGAATCTGGCCATTACGTTCTCAACACAGGGCAAGACTCGAACGTACCGGCAGCTGATAACTTAGAGTATCTTCGTCCGGACTATTATCCAGCAATGTTGGCGGGCAACGATCCAGACTGGGTTAATGTCTATATTTTAAATAACTATGGGCAGGTCCGTTCAGGGAAACCTGTTTACAAGGAATACAAAGATGCCGATCATTGTGCCAGTACATTTCTTAAACCACTGCACGGAGTGCCCCTTGTTATTGGAGTTGACCAAGGTCTTACTCCAGCAGCTGCCTTTTGTCAGCTGTCTCCCACTGGGGAACTTCTAATCCTTGACGAGATTGTTACAGAAGATTGTAGCCTTAGAGAGTTTTGTGCAGATCACATAAAACCAAAACTCATGAACAAATTTAAAAAGTTCGCAAATAATTACACAATCGTAATTGATCCAGCCGCGCTGCAACGGAGCCAAAATGACGCCAAGGCTGGCGTAGATATGTTCCGTGAGGCCGGACTTAATTGGAAGATTGCGCGAACTAATGATCTAACAACTAGGCGCGAAGCAGTAGTTTACTTTCTTCGTAAAAGAAATGGTTTTCTTATATCTCCTACTTGCAGATATTTAAGAAAAGGTTTTATTTCTGAATATAAATATGAAGAACTTCGCGGAAGCTCTTCTGGCATGTTTAAAGAAAAGCCTATGAAGAATATTTATTCACATGTTCATGACGCTCTTCAATACGCAGCTTTAGAACTTAGCATACCAAAACGCAAACTAAATTTCAAGCGGCCTGTTCGGCATATAGCCAGCATGGTCGGAGGTTACTAATACATGGCTCTTCTTAACATTGAATCTACTGGCACAGTTGACGATTCTCCGATGACTATTTTGTCTCCGGAAGATAACGCCACATTCCAAAAAGCAGTAGAAGCTGAAATCAAAGACGCTACTCCTTTAAACGAGAAAGCTGCAAATAAGAACGATGATTCTTCTGATCTTGCCCGCGTAGTTCGAGGTAAATACGACGATGTGAAAGCTCAACGTAATGAACTTGAACAGTCTTGGTTAGAAGACATTCGTCAGTATCGCGGTGTGTACTCTCCAGATACTCTGGCCAAGATGCACCCTAAGCGTAGTAAAGCTTTTATTCGTTTAACGAGGACTAAAGTTAAGACTGTTGATAGCCGATTATCTGATTTCTTATTTCCAGCAACTGGAGATACAAACTGGGATATCTCGCCTACTCCTATAGCACAGTATGATCAAGAACGAGTTCAGCAGCTGCTTACTGGATTCATGCAGCAGACTGGTCAAGAGCCTACACCAGCTCAACTTCAGCTCATGATCGATTCTTCTGCGAAAGAAGACGCTAAGAAGATGACAGTGAAAATTGAGGACCAGCTGGCTGATCTTCGGTACAGAGAAACCATGAAAGAAGTTATTCATAATGGTGATATGTACGGCACTGGAATTTTAAAAGGCCCGATGGTTAATATTAAACAGGCTGCGTCTTACACTAGGGATGATGATGGAGCTTGGTCGTTACAAGAGTTCGATAATATTACTCCATTCATCGAAACTGTTTCTATTTGGGATATTTTTCCAGATTTATCAGCGACCAAAGTCGAGGATTGTAATTTTATTATCCAACGCCACAAGATGAGCAAGCATAAATTATTGCAGCTCGCGGAGCGTGGTGACTTTGACAATGCTGCCATTAGTACTTATGTGAAAGAACATAAGTCTGGTGATTTTAAAGACGAGTACTACGATCTTGAACTTCAGTCTCTTGGTGGATTAACTGATGCTAGTAGTTCTGAACAGAAAGATTCTCGTAAGTACGAAGTTCTAGAATTTTGGGGTTATCTCGATGCTTCTGATCTTGAAGAAGCTGGAGTAAACGTTCCAGAAGATAAGTCTGGTTCTGTTCAAGTTGCAGCTTGTATCTGGGTTATTGGCGATAGAGTTATAAAAGCTGGTCTTGCTCCTATCGATGGAGTAAAGTGGCCGTATTTCTTCTATTACTATGATAAAGACGAGACTTCCATCTTCGGAGAAGGCATACCGTCAATCATGCGTGATGTTCAAGAACTAATTAATGCTTCTTTTAGAGGCATGCTCGACAATGCCGCGATTTCAGCTGGTCCTCAGATTGAAGTCAATATGGATCTGATGCCAGAAGATGAAGACGTCTACGACATTTATCCGTTTAAAGTCTGGCCTCGGACTGGAGCTGGCGCAGATGCTAGCAATCCTGCTATTCGAGTTATGGATGTTCCTTCACACACACCTGAATTTCTTGCGATGAATGAAGCGTTTGAAAAATACGGTGATGAAGTTACAACTATTCCCAGATACATGTGGGGTGATAATCCAGGTTCTGGAGCAGGGCGCACCGCGTCTGGTCTTTCTATGATGATGGGCTCTGCCAACATCACGATTAAAGACCAAGTTAAGAATTTTGATGACGGCATTACAAAACCGTTTATTACTGCTATGTACCATTGGAACATGCAGTTTGGAGATGATGAAGAGGTTAAAGGTGATTACTCTGTACAAGCCAGAGGTTCTAGCTCTTTGATTGCCAAAGAAGTTTATGCAAATAGTTTAATGCAATTTGCTAATCTTACGGCTAATCCTGGGTTTGCACCACTGGTCAAGCAGGACAATTTACTCAGAAGCATTGTTGAAGTCTTAGACTTGAATGATAAGGGTCTGATTAAAACTGAACAAGAGGTTGCCGCAGAACGGCAGCAACAGACACAGCAGCAGCAGGAATTGCAGCAGTTCATGTCTGGTATTGTTGAGACTGCTAGAGAACACGGCGTATCACCGAAAGATATGCTTGATCAAGGTCAAGCTTTGTTAAATCAAATTCAAGCAGGAAAGCAAAATGTCCAACAGGCCGTTACTCGATAGTCAAAAGAAGCATAGACTTGAAAAGCTAATTCGTTCCAGTCGATTGTCTACTGAACAGACAAGAATTGTGGAATATTTAAAGCTTCGATTTTCTACTACCATGACTAAATGGTTGGCCGGAGTTGAACAAGCTGATCCAGAAAGACTTCGTGGGGAAGCTGCTTGCTTGAAAGACCTAATTCAAATTTTGTCAGATACTCAACTAGAGTATATTGAAGGAGACAACAATGACAGAACAAATTAATGATATAGAACTCGAAGAGAACGCCTTTGACGAAGCCGTTGCCGATATAATGGGTGACGATACTGACGTTGAAGACACGGATCTTGATGAAGGTTCTACAAATGATGATGAGTCCGATGATGATGTCGATGACATCGCTGACGACGATACCGATATAATTGATGACGATGAAGAAGAGCAGGCAGCTGTAGATTATAAAGCGTTATATGATCAAATGACTGCTACTAACGCATCTCTTCAGGGAAACTTAGCTGATGCAACACACAAACTTGCATCTTGGGAAGGTCGTATAGAGGCTGCTCGACGTGAGGCCGAGGAAGCTGCTGCTTCTAGAGCTAAAGAAGACAAGCCCGATTACGAGATGACTCCTGAGTTAGAAGATATTCTGGATGAATATCCGGATCTTATCCCTCAAGTTCAAGCGCTCATCAATCAGAAGGTAACGAAAGAAGTTTCGGGAGTTGAGGAGCGTGTTGCTCAACTCATCGAGCAACGCGTGAAGCCTATAGCTACTCACGTACAAGAGTCTGAGACCCAGGCGCACAATGACGCCATTTTCTCCGCACATCCTGATGTTCACGAACGCATCGAAGATGGTTCGCTTAAAGCATGGATTGACACACTTCCTAAATACCAACAAGTTGGAGCGTACAGAGTTTGTAACTCTGGTTCTGCGCAAGAAGTGATTAGTCTTTTTGATAGTTTTAAAGATGCAACATCTACGGATAGTGCTAAAAAATCTCCAACAAAGAAAAATTCAAGAAACAACAAAACTGTTGACAAACTGAAGGGTGCTTTGGCAACCCCGTCTGATCCCACTAGGGTTTCTAACGGAGCCAATGCTAATACTCCTGCAGAAGAAGATCCCGAAAAACTTTTCGCGGCAGCCGCCAGAGAAGTTATGCGGGAAGAACTTGGATTTTAGGTAAGTAATTATGTCTATGACTACTTCTGGGGATATCAGTAACCGTACTGCACTTTACGCAGTGGCCCGCATGCTTTATCGCGCCACTCCGTTCCTCGTTTTCGAGAAGTTCGGCCAGACTTATGTCCTCCCCAATAATTCCACAAAGGTTGCTAAATTCCGCCGCTTCGAAGCGCTGGATGCAACTCCCAATACTCTCACTGAAGGTGTTACTCCTTCCGCTAAGACTCTCTCCGTCTCCGACGTTGAGTGCACGGTTGTTCAGTATGGTGATCTGATCACTATTACTGATGTTGTGAACGACACCAATGAAGATCCCGTTCTGAAGAATGGTGTCGAGGTCCTCGGTGAGCAGGCTGCTGAAATGATCGAGAACGTTCGTTTCGGTGTTCTGAAAGCTGGTACAAACGTGTACTATGCTGGCACCGCTACCACTCGTACTGGTGTTAACACTCCGATTACTCGCGCTCTGCAGCGCAAGATCACTCGTTTCCTGAAGGGCCAGAAGGCTCGTATGATCACACAGATCGTCAAGTCTGATGCTCGCTATGGTACGCAGGCTGTCGCTCCGTCCTTCGTGGCTGTGTGTCATCCTGACTGCGATTCCGATATTCGTGACATGTCTGGTTTTAAAGACGTTATCGACTATGGTTCTGCTAGTGCTTGGGAAAATGAGATCGGTTCCGTTGAAGGTGTCCGCTATGTGTATTCTACCATCATCACCCCTTGGGAAGATGCTGGTGGCGCTTACGCTGGTTCTGGTGTCGCCATGACTTCTACTTCTGGTACGAATGCTGACGTTTACCCGATCCTTTACATCGCTCGTGATGCCTACGGTATTGTTCCTCTGAAGGGCCAGACTGCTCTGTCCCCGATGGTTGTTAACCCCAAACCCACCGACAGCGACCCGCTGGCTCAACGTGGCCATATCTCTTGGAAATCCATGCAGACTTGTGTCATCTTGAATCAGGCTTGGATGGTCCGTGCCGAAGTGGCTGTTACAGCCTAACGGAGGATTAGAATATGTCTAATAAATTCCTTAATCACGAAGACCTGTACACTGGCTTTAAGTATGCTCGTAATCATGTCTTCTCTGTAAATGGTTTGGCCATTAAAGCAGGCTCTTCTGCTGATGCTAAAACAGCAGCTAATACTGTTGTTATGTTCGATACAGCTCAGAAAACATTGGCCGCGCAAACTACTTTGGATCTGTCTACCGCAGAAGGCACTCTTGCTATTCCTGCAGGTCAGACTGGTTATGTTTACTGCTGGTTGGACAGTGATGGTGCTACTGTCACGTTTACCTCTATAGTCAACGACGCTCACGTTCCGTACGTGATCGGCTGGGACGCTGACGGTGATGCCGACAAGTGGTTTACCGCTGGTTCCACAGCTTGTATTGGTGTTATTAAAATTGTTAATGCGACAGCTTCCGCCTTTACGGTTGGTACGACTGCTCTTGACACAACTAATATTACCGCTACATATCTTACACCTTCTTTCCTGATCCCCGGACAGGAAATGGCGTAAGCTCTTTTGGGGGAGAGGGCTTTTGCTCTCTCCCTCATTCAGACATTTAGGAGACAAAAATGAAAAAAATTAATTTCGCTGCTCAGACAGATGCTGAGCTTTACAAATATTTGAGGCACTACTGCCTGGAAG